CTTTGGGGCTGAATCTCCGGGTCGCGGTACTGCGCGAATTCGGTTAACTGTGTTTTCGACGTACTGTTTAGCAACATCCTCAAGCTTCACAGACTTGCCATCTGTTTGCATTTGGAAAGCTGCTCGCATCAAAACTTCCTGAACGTCCTCTTCAGCAAAGTCAGGATACTGCTTTTTCAGTTCGCCAATTTCCTGTTCAAGAGCTGCATCTGCTTCCTGTTGAATCTTTGTCTGCTCTTGCTGCTCAAAGAACTCCTGAAGTTTCCTTTGTTGTTCTTCAAGCTGAGCTATACGAGGATCGACAGGTGCTTCACCAGTCTCGTTCGCTTCTTCTTCATCAACCGCATCCTGAAGCTCGGCTTCAGTTTCCGGTAGACGACCATTTTCCTTTAGGAACTGTCCCAAAGCGTTGTAAATGGTTTCAGGTTCCGTATCGAGCTTTTGAGCAATTGCAGCATAGCTTTGCAGCTGCTCAGGAGAACCAAGCTCAGAATACTGCTTGAGCTGCTGGTTCAACGACGAGATACGCGATTCAGCGTTCTTGTCAAAGTTCTTAAGGTCATCCTGAATAGCGTGAAAGCTAACAGGGTCTAGTTTTGTACGTACAGACTCCCAAGCGGGGTTAACGCCCGAGGACTCTGCATCGACAGAGGCTTCGGTTGTAGGTTCCGCTGCCTCTACTGGCCCTGAAGATTCCACATCCCCCGTCGGGGCTTCAATCTCTGTACCTGTAGGTTCGTCCATTGTGTACTCCTTAAACGCCGTACCTCCCTGTGAGGCCCTAGCTGAACGGATTTAATTATACGGTATTTAGTTATCAATCACACACTTTATTAGGAAAGTGCGTGAATCGCGTACGTCAGGTCGTTGTAGGTCATTTTCAAGACCTCAGCGTTGGTGTACGTAGCTGCATCGATAGCCTGAAGCTCAGTACGAAGCTGAGTCACAGTCTTACGACCATAGTTTCTTGTGGGGCGATACTCTTGCTGAGGAAGCGTATCCGCCACAACATCGAAATCTGCCATGGTTATGCTCCTTGTGGTTGTTCAGGAGCCATGTCGGGCACGGCTCCGTTGGGGGCCATGGTAGCTCCAGGCCCCATAATCGGTACTTCCATACTATCGCCTCCAAGAGGCGCTCCGCCCTGTTCCGTGCCGTCCCCCGGAATCATCTGCAAGAACTGTTGCAGCTGCTTCTGCTGCACAGCCTGCTCGTGCATTGCAACATGCTGCTCAAATTGATCCTTCAAAGCATCCGGCAACATTTCGTATTCTTGCGACATACGGAACTTGTTATGCGTCTCAACGTGAACCTCGTGAACATCAAAGTCATCAATAGGCACGACAGGGGGTGCGGGCATGTTTTCAATCTCGGCCATAATCGCAGGGTCTTGCATAGCCTCAGGAGGCAGGCCAGCAATAATTTCTTGCATCGTCTCCATACGCTTAGCCTCAATATCCATTTCGGTAAGCATCTTCATCTTGATGTTCTCGCGCTGAGCCTTACGCTCTGCAACGTTCATAGTGTCCATGATCTTCTGAACACCGCCAACCTCAAGCAGACGAGCGGCTGTCGGCTGGTCAATAATTCCGACAGCAAACATATCCATCACACGAGCTTCTTGAGCAGCCTTAGACTTAGCAAAACTAGAGCCAGGCTCAATACGAATATCCGTACCAGAAGCAATGTCAGAACCCTGCAACAACATTGTGTCGAACGCACCATCCGCACCAATCGTGCGAATCTTACGGGGCAGGTCAACATATTGCACAAACAACTCAATGGTTTGTGTAGCAATCTTTTCAATACCCGCCTCAATGCTTTGGAACTGCGGCGTCAGGTACTGGTTAGATGCTTCCTGCAGGTAGCTGATTGCGGTACCAGAAGTCACACCAGGAGGTGTATCACCACGCGACACCTCGCGCTCACCAGAAATGTCAATCCAGTCGTTCAGCACGCGGTCCTGCTGGTCCAAGTAATACTGGGGCAAAGGCGACAACGGCAACGGCTGAGGCGGAGCCATACCAGGCTTGTACTGGATAACCAGGCCAGGCTCGTTCGTCAGCTTAGATGGAACAATACTGCCCATTGGCGCAATCAGCTGAGGTTTAGCCATGCGGCGTCCAGCCTCAGCAATCTCCGAACGCAGACCGTTGTACTCTTTCTGCAACTGCGACAGGTCCACAATGGGGCTATCAGCATAGAACGTTGACGTGGGAATGTGCTCAAACTTTGTGAACGGGTACATGCCGTGGCCGTAAGGGAAACCGTCTTTGTAAGCGTTGATCAAAATGTCGTCGATGCTAATAATGACGCCACCTTGAGGCAACAATTTATGTGCGCCAGGCTTTACCCAAGTTTCATAAACGATAACGCTGTCGGGTGTGCGGGAGTGGCCCAGGTTGAGGTAAGCCTCGTCAATAATCTGGTTTGCGCTTGAGGTGCTGGGCTTCAGCTTAATGCCCTGCAGTTCGTCGGCAAAATAGTGATAAGCCCACTCGACAGGCTTAGTGTAAGCATTGATAATAAATGGCTGGTCTTCAATGTCTTGCTCACGAACGTCCGGCACAAAAAGATGGAACGGAGTTACGTGACCAAACTTGATGTCACCCATCTCACCCGACACGCGGTCTTTACAGTACGGGTCCCACGAAGTTTTTAGGAAACCGTTACCTGTAATGATCGTCCACCAAATAGCACGCGACATGTGCGTACGCAGCTTCTTAGCTTCGCTAATAGAAGTCCACGCCTGCTCAGCAGCAAAAGCTGCCCTCTGGTCGTCGTCTTCGCTAGACGCCGGAATAGCCTGAGCTGTCGGGAAAGACGACAGCATCTTAGACATTTCCCAACGCACATAAGAGCGGATACGGTTAATAGTTTTACGCTGGTGGTAATAAGGCTTACGAGGCGTAAACAGTTTGTCCCTGTAATCCTCAGGGAACGTGCCACGAGTTTGCTCTAACCATTGGTGCCCATAAAACATAGACATGTTGTTAAACCACTGCAACTGCTTCTGGGTGCGAGCCGTCTTAGCTTTCTGCCATTCTGACTGCACCCAGGCAACAAGTTGCTGTGCTTCTTTAGTTTTACGGAACTTCTCAATATCGAGTCCGTCCTCGGGGAGCTTAATTACCGTAGAACTCTGGGTCAACTCCAGTGAGTTCGACGAATAGTTGTCGGGCATCTTGGCCATTTATGTCTTCTCCAGCAGCGAGGTTCGGATTTCTTTCAGATATTCTATCGACTTCTGCCTCGTCTGAGGGGTCGTAGTCCTGATAACTACTATAGTCGATAGGTTGACTCATCGCTTGAACTTGCTGGTACGCGAGAGGATCGCTTGAAGCGACTAACGCCTGCGCCTTTTCGTTCAGCTCCGTCAGAGTCTTTATTGATTTGTATTGCGTCTCCAATTGGTCCTTCATCAATTGTGCCTGCTTCTCCAACAATTTGTCCACTGCTTTCTGGTGCAACAGATACTGCAGCACCAGCAGTGAGAGCAGAATTACTGATAACACGCTCAACAAAATTATTGACAACATCGTTTTGTAGCTCCTTAACAGCTGCGTTGTAGCCTTCTTCGTACCATTGCTTCTTTTTCAGCCCAGCGGTCTTAGGCTCTCCTTCTTCAAACAAACCAGCTAGTTGAGCCATTTCACGGATAACATCTACCGACAGGTAAATCCGTCCACGGTCAATCACTGTTTTGCTGAGGTCTACACCCGTATCAATAAACGGGCCCTTACTTGTTTTAGTAATCCAACACACGCCAGGGTCAAGCGCTGGCGCATCTACAAGAAAAAACCTACTCATCAGTAATATCCTCCGTAATCATTTATGACGACGTTGCCGTCCTGTGCAGATGCTCTATCTTCTGCGAACTCGACAGTAGGGTCTTCTCGCATCTTCAAAAGCAACTCTTCATATCTTAGCGTAACAGGTGGTGCGTTTGCATCCGTTTGCTCAGGAATAGGCTTCAAATCAGGGCGTGTCGTAGCAAAATAGCGGGCAGAGTCAAAAGCGTGGTCGTCCTTTTTATGCACAACTTCCTGCTTATTCATCTCATACGCCATCTTGTCCGAACTATAAGTAGCCCACCGCAACTTTTTCAACTCACGAATCAAATTCGGACAATTACGTGAAATTACCCACGTAGGTCGATCAGCACCCCAACGAGTACGAGGCCGCCTACGAAAATACCCCTGCATCTTCTCAATACCCACCATGACATCGTGCGGGATACCCTCAACGTTTACGTACACGCCGTTCAACGCATATTCCTGAATAATGCTGGTACCCGTAATACCAGACCGTTGACGCATCGCAGGGTCGCCCATACGCTCCACATTCTCCGGATTACGCCCCCAAGACATTTCCCGCTGCTTCACAACCTTCGCGTGCTCCGACACAATCATGTTTGACTGATAATGCTCAGCAAACGTCACAATCTCACCTGTCGGAGCCACCGCGTGCCACAACCATGCTGTCGGGTTATTCAAGCCATGATCGACAGAAGCATAAATAACCCAATCTTTAGGCACATCACCAGGCCCAAAATCTATAAGATACTGTTCCATATTTTGATTAAAGTCAGGAAACACAAGCCCGCTACGAGCAACAAACTCACCCTTCTCACGAATATCACGTTCCTCCTTATTCATACCCAGCATGTAAAAATCCATGTCATCCGACTCAGCTTGAATGTACGGATTCTGCTCAGCCGACAGGGTGAACGTGTCGATCCACTCCACGTTGCCTTCCTTCGCAGGCTCCCACAACAAATCAAACGTCCAACCCATGCCCTTAGTTGGTGTCGCCGCAATAACCCAAAAACCGTTGTAGTCAATCAAACGCATCATCGACTCATTAAAAATATGCTGAGGCGGCTCCTCATCAAAGAAAATACCGTGACGAGGCACACCACCCAGCTTCATCATGTCCATACCCCACGTCACAAAATCAATCGTGGAACCGTTCTCAAAAGTCAAAATATAGTTTGTGCTATCCCAGCTTTTATCCCAACTACCGTCCTTCAAATACGATTTAGGAATCCACCGTTTCATTTTGGGCAGAATAATTTGCTCAATACCTTTGGCTACGTCTACAACAACGAAACGAAGCTGGATAGGTCCGGAACCCCAGGAAGCTGGACGCTTAAGATATGGATGAGTATTTGTAGCCCACCAGATAGACTCAACGACTTCAGCGTCGGTTTTTCCTCCACGGTTACCTCCTGAAATAAACCGGCCACGTGCCGGAGATTTATGAAACCTGAGCTGTTCAGGATAGTCCTTTTCACCATAATTTAAAATATTTGGTTGGTGAATACTCTGATCAAGCTCAGAAATAGTTAACTGCAGCAACTCTGCAGCTGTAGGTTGCCTCTGTTTTGCTGGCATTATGCAGTCGAGTTATCGATAGCTCCCAGACGCACTAACAAAGCGTTAACCGACAGTCGCCAGGCATCTGTTGAACGCGAACCGGAAATAGTTTCGCCCTCCAAAATAAACGCAGAGTCACCACCATCGTGTGTGTGATCGCCAGGAGCTGCCTGGTTAGGGCCAGGACCTAAAGTGTGGTGCTGTGCCTCAGCACGGGCATCCACATCACTGTTTTCGTGAAAATCGTCAACAACCTGCCCAGGAGGTTTAGGGTTTTCGTCACGCCCAAAACCAGGCAGGCTTTCCTCACCCGACAGCATAGACATAATGCCTCCTAATTATCCGGTCTAATTTTACTCGTAATCTCAGACTTAGTGCCCCGTAACCATTTGCCACAGTCCTGACATTGGTACCTTTGATAAGCCGCAGAAGCCGTCCTAGCAAATCCGCGTGCCTGGAGGTGACCCGAACCACAGTTTGTACATGCGAGGCCCTCAGAAAGATGCACAGGATGTGATTTAATCCACGGCAAAAACTTTTCGTACAAATCAACCAACAAGTTCACATCCTGAAGCTGGTATTTCTTCATCTCACGCCAAGCTTTATCGTCGCCAGCCATACACTTAACCCACAACTCAAACCCGCTGTGCTTAACCTTCTCACCCACACCAAGTTTCTGAGCCACATAATCAAGCTTGTTAGACGGAAACTTAAACCTCTGCTTCGCCACACGCATCAAATCAATATCTTTATGCGGCGACGGAGGCAACATGTCGTTTTCAACAAACTCCCTGTACAAATGCTTCACATCAAAAGCCGCAGAATTCCAGCCCACCACAGCATCAGCCTCATCTAAAAGCTCATGTATAGCCTTAAGCATTTCAGTTTTGCCGTCATGGTGGACTGAGCTAAACTGGACTTTCCGCTGGCCGTACCAGCGGGCACCAAAGCAGATCACTTCGGTTGAGTTAACCATCTGGTTCACCGAAATATTCTGATTCCACAGACCCCACACGTAAGCCAAATTAGGTGAAGTCTCAAGGTCAAGGAAAAGTATTTTCATAAGTCCTGTCCTAATTAAATGTCTGGGATAGTTTAGCGTAGATTGGAGCACATTTCATGGATGAAGTCGAGTTTGTTGGTGGAGTGGCGTGTCCCGTAGACCCAATGGAAGCATTGCACTGCGACAGTTGCCAATAAAAAAGGCCCCCTCGGGGGCCTTTTTCAATTGCAGCTACTTACCGTCAGCAGCTGCCTTGTAGTTAGCAATAGAAGTCAAAAGAGACAACACGCCAGCAAGCGCAGAAACCGACACAACATCGATCCAAGACACGTCAATAATGCCCACAACCTGCGATGAAGTAATCACAGCAACAGCAGTTTGTGCCACAGTCTTAACGGCGCGTTCAAGCGAATAACGTAGGTAATCAGTCATGGTTCCTCCTAATAATGGTTTTGGTTCAGGGCTCGTTGTAGAGCTGTAATAGTACCACGGCCCCAAATACCGTCTAACGGTCCAAGGTAAAAGTCTTGGTCTTTCAGACGCTTTTGCACCTTAGTGCGGGTTTCTGGGCCAAGAATACCGTCTTTTTTAGCTCCGACAGAGCGCTGAATAGCCGTGTATGTGAGCTTTCCGGGGCGACCATCAATAATGCCTTCGTAACCCCAGTCACGCTTCAGTGTTTCCTGCCACCTACGCCATGTCAACTTACCCAGCTTGCCGTCAACCTTCAACACACTGGGTTTAATGTCGACAGTAACCTCGCGGTCAATAAATGCCATGGGGTCTTGAGTGTCACCCCATTTGCGTGACTTGCGCAGTTCAAAGTGGAGGTGTGGGCCCGTGCTTGCACCAGTTGAGCCGCTGGTGTAGACCTTTGCCCCTGCAGCAATACGGTCACCTTTGTTCCAGGTGGTGCGTTCCCTACCGTGGTAGTAGACGCTGTACAGGTTTGGGGCGTGTTTAATAATGACCACATGTCCACCACCGGAAGCTGAATAGCCTACGTGATCAACAATACCGTCAGCGACACAAATCACGTCAAACGTGCCGCCAAAGTCCACGCCGTGATGCATTTTGCCAAGCTCCCCCGTAATGGGGTGCCTGCGCGGGCCATACGGCGAGGTGATCGGGCGGCCTGGTGCCGGGTTAAGCAGTTTCATCGGTTACGACTGCTTCCCAGTTTTTCTGGTTTTCGTTCCACACGTATGCTTCACCGTCTTCTGGGTATGCGACAGGTGCTTCCCAGAGGTAGGAGTCGTTGAGGGTCCATGAGGGGAAAGGCTGGGGGGCGACAAATACATCGTTTTCTTCATCGTATTTGAAGCCGATGCCTGCGTAGTTTCCACGGAACGGGGTGCCACCAGCGTTGTGTTGGTTGCCTACCGTGTTGTAGGAAGTGCGTAGGCAGGTTTGACCGTGGCGTGCCCCGTAGTATTCTTCCCACGAAGTAACACCTTCAGCCAGGTCGTCTTCGTCTCGTCCGACGATTACCTGGGTGACGATGTTGTTGTCGTTGATAAATGCGTAGTGTGCCATAGTATTCCTTATATTACCGTAATCGTGTCGGAACCAGCGGTAAATGTTGTGGTTTTGTATCCGCCAGAGGTTGTTGTTGACGAAGTAAGTCCTGCGCCGACAGTAAGAGTTTTGTCGGAAGGGTATTTAATAATAACAACACCAGAACCACCAGCTGCTGCCGCTGCTGTCGCTATCGAGGAACCTCCTCCACCACCTCCGCCAGTATTGGCCGTTCCAGCAGTTGCGGCAATATTAGCAGACCCAGAACCACCATTACCCCCACCACCAAGTCCACCCGTACCGGGTCCTGGGTTATACCAAGCGCCACCACCTCCACCACCGGCACGATAAACTGCTGAACCAGTAATAGTAGACGGCAAACCGTCACCACCATCGCCAGCGTAACCAGACCCATCCGTGTTACCATCCTCACCGGCAGCTGAGGCCCCTCCACCGCCACCGGCCATGGCATCAGCATTGGGGTGGTCACCACCATCAAAACCCTGACCAGCGGTAGCCGCACCGCCAGGACTAAACCCTGTGTCCGCACTACGCCCCGAACCAGCGCCACCGCCGGAACCTCCAGCGCCGCCGTCACCCCACCTGGCGGCACCATAACCACCACCAATACAAGTCATATCAGTAAAAACAGAATTATTGCCCTGGGTACCGTTAGACGGGAATGTTGCGGCAGCTGCACCACCAGCACCAACAGTTACCGTATAAGTTTCTCCAGCAATAAGCAGTTCCGTGCCAGACAGATAACCTCCGGCACCGCCACCGCCACCGCCTTCTTCCCAGGCACCAGGATAGCCAGTGCCTCCGCCACCACCACCGGCTACAGCGACGTACTCAAAGGCAACGACAGAAACGTATTCAGGCAGGTTCAAATCCCACACCGAATCAGTATCATTCCACTTGTAACGATCATATTCTTGACCCGCAGTGGGACTATTAGGAAAATCTAAAGCCATGTTAGGCTGCTCCAATCGTAACCGTGTCAGACCCGGCGGTGAACGTAGTTATATTATACCCACCAGAGGTAGTTGTGCTAGAAGTCAAACCAGCGCCGACAGTCAAAGTGTATATGTCTTGATACTTAAGAATAACAACACCAGAACCTCCAGCGTATTTTGAAGTACCATTATTCCCGGCACCTCCTCCACCGCCACCAGTGTTGACTGTACCAGCGGAACCAAGAATAGACCCACTGCCTCCGTTGCCGCCCCCGCCAAGACCGCCGGATGCGGAAGAACTAGTGTTTTGCGACCCACCACCACCTCCACCAGCTCTATAAATAGATGTTCCCGTAATGGAGGAAGCAGATCCATCACCACCGGGGCCACCATCGTTACTGGAGCCAGCATTAGTTCCCGCAACACTAGCCCCGCCGCCACCACCACCGGCAGCACCACCAGCAGTGTTACCTAGTCCACCATCGTTACCCTGGCCGTCAGTACCTAAACCACCAGAGTTATTTTCGGAACCTCCACCGCCGGACCCACCGGGCAAACCGTCGTTTCCAGAACCTTTGTAACCCCCACCACCGCCACCAATGCTTGTGTAGCTAGCAAAAACAGAATTATTACCAGACGTGCCTTTGGAAGTGTCACTAGCAGCTCCAGCACCGCCAGCACCGACAGTGACAGTAAAAGAAGAATCAGGAGACGTGGCATAAAAACTTTCTAAATAGCCTCCGGCTCCACCGCCTCCACCGCCAGTACCGCCGCCCCCTCCACCGCCAGCAACAACAACGTATTCAATACCCGCAAACTTGGGATCAGCGTTCCACGCCCATTTGGAGCCGTCCCAAGCCCAAACATCAAACACTTGCCCGCTTACGGGGCTGTCGGGAAAGTCAATAGCAACCATCAAACACCTACCGTAATGTCGTCAGAACCGGCAGTGAAAGAAGTAATTTTGTAATCACCAACAGTAGTAGTTGACGAGGTTAAACCTACTCCAACAGTCAAAGTGTAAATACTTGGATACTTTAAAATAACAATTCCAGAACCACCGGCCCCGCCTGTTCTACTGGTTGAGTTGTCTACAACAGCACCTCCGCCACCAGAACCGCTGTTAGCTGCTGCCGGATTACCATTAGCCTGACCAGAACCACCATTACCGCCACCGGCTTGGCCTACCTGTGTTCCTCCACGGCTACCGCCACCGCCACCACCGGCACGCGCAATTGGTGAACCAGTTATAGAAGATGTAACACCCAAACCAGCAGGTCCTGTCCCACCTGCTCCTCCTGAACCTCCACCACCACCGGCAGTTCCTGAGCTGTTACCGGCACCACCATTAAATCCTTGATTTGCGGTACCTAAACCACCCGCCCTTCCGCCTGAAGGCCAAGAACGGCCTCCACCACCAGAACCACCATTTCCGCCGTTACCCGCAGCGGAACCGGGACCGCCTCCAATAGTTGTTATTGTGTCGAAAACAGATGAAGTTCCTATACTATTTGCAGCGCCTCCTGCGCCGATAGTTACGGTAGCTGAGCCTGCCCAAAGAAGTGTTGTTGGAGACTCTACTGAGGCACCACCGCCGGAAGACTCGCCAGTAACTGAAGAACGATACCCGCCAGCTCCGCCTCCACCACCAGCAACATCATCGTTATCTACAGTAGATGCGCTCGCGCCTCCACCGCCACCAGCAATAACAAGATACTCAAAATCAATACCCTTTTGCACACCCTCAATGTTCCACACTTGACGTACACCGTCATACATGAACATGTTAAAAGTTTGCCCGTCCACAGGTGAATCGGGAAAATCAAGCGCAACCACTTACGCCTCCAAACCGAAGGCGACCTTCACCTCGTCAAGAGTGAGACCAAGAGCCTCCAACTTAGCAATCGCAGAAGCCTTCGCATCCACCTTTGCCTGAGCTTCAGCAGCGATCTCTGCTTGCACGTCAGGCCAGAGGGCTTCGAGTTCTTTCTTCGTGGGCTTTTTACCGGCACTGTGCCACACCAGACCAGAGTAGTCATCTCCTGAGAGGGTCCACTCTTTCCCAGGGTACTTACGGGTCAAAATCGTTGCAATATCCATTAGTTGTTTCCCTTAGTAATAAGTTTATCCGGCAATTTCGATTGCGTACATTTGAGCAGTCAAACCATTATTTTGTAAAGTTGCAGTGCCGCCACTTAGAGACCTAAAGCGCAATTTATATGTAACCGGAGATGTTGAGCCCGGGGAAACAAAACCAATTACCGTGCTTGCGTCGGCAGCCAAAACATTGGTATTTGAACTACCAACAGCAAAATCTTCCGCGCCAGAAATGGCAACATTAGAAGAATCAGTAACAGACATAATTATATAATCATTGCTTGCGGGCCTTGCCCTTACACTTGTGACAATCAAAAGATTACTGCTTGCACTTTTAGGGGTAATAGAAACACTCAAATTAGCATCAACAAGGCTTCCGCTTGTTGTAGTTCGCACAGTGCTATCGGTTGCCCTAACAACCTGCACAATAGACCCAGCAAGTGACCCACCAATAGCCGACACCCACTGCGAAGACGAACCATCATCGTAATAAATGTAAACCTTGCCCTCAGTGCTATCAAACCACAACTGACCCTGATACCCATCAGGAGCAGACGTACCCACAAACACCTGCGGACCATTCGCAGCAACCCACTGCTGGCTGTCACCATCATCGTAATAAATGTACAAGTTACCGTTGTCAGAATCCCACCACAGGTCACCCGCGCTAGGTGAGGCAGGAGCAGTAGAAGAAATCTCAATACTTCCTCCGCCGCCCCCTGCGGGCTGCCAGGCGGAACCGTCCCACATGAACGAAGAGGCCACGTCAACCTGGTAGATAACCTGCCCTGTCCAAGGCGAAGCCGGACGGGCAGCCGCGTCAGCAACAATCGTGAAACCAGCTGCGGCGTCAATCAGATCAGCGTTAGTGTTGAGGTCTGCGACATCGACAACATCGGTGTAGTCCGGCTTTGTAAGTCCAAGTTTGGTGGTGCTCGTCGCCATCTATTACTCCAAAGTTTTTTGTTGTCCTATACTTGCCATCGTACCAGCATACAATGATACATCCGACAGGATGGCTTCGCGGGTAGCTTTGTCCTTGACATGTGTAATTATAGCCTCAACTACCTTCAAAATGATAGTTCGAGCATCTTCCAAATGTTGCTGGTTCGGGTTCCACTCACCTGTCATCGCAAACACAAGTTCGATGGCGCGTTGATCTCCGGCTTCCGCGTTACCAATCAATCTTTGTCGAATCGCAGGCAACGCCTCCTGGTAACCCTCCACCGTTTGTTTGTCGTACAGTTCTTTAAACAACGGTTGCTTTAACCAGTTTTGGAAACGCGCCATCGGCACGCCAAAATCTTTCAGCTTCGCTGCAAT